GGTGGTGGGGCGCGTTAGGGATCGTGCTTGGCATCAAACAAAAACGCTCAAAATATTTTTGTAGTGAGTGGTGCTTTAATGCGATTCTGGGGGTCGAGAACGGCTGGCGGTTTAGTCCAAATCAGCTGGCTGCAATCTTTCAAAAATAGACAAACGGCGGGTAATTCCGCCTTTTTTATCCGTCCGTCTCTACCTAACCGCCCTTTGTTAGCTTAAATATCACAACGCCAAGCGCTATCACTCATTTTTAAATCCTTACAAAATAGCCCTATCTCTCAACAACAGGGCTAAAATTATGACAGATGAATATCTCCATGGGGTCAAGGTGACGGAAATTTCCGAGGCCTTGCGAACACTCACTACATCATCCACTGCAGTTATCGGTTTAGTTGCAACCGCACCAGATGCAGATGCATCGGTTTTCCCACTCAACAAACCCACTCTTTTAACTGGTATCACCGCTGAAATGCAAGCCAAAGCAGGTAAAAAAGGGACATTATCTCGCGCATTAGATGGCATTGCGGACATTGTGAATTGTAAAGTTGTCGTCATTCGAGTGGAAGAAAACGAAGATGAAAGCACCATGAAAGCCAACGTGATCGGTTCAGTCGATAACGAAGGCAATTACACTGGCTTAAAAGCGTTCCTCGTGTCTGCTGCAGTTTGTGGTGTCAAACCACGTATTTTCTGTATCCCGAAATATGACAGCCAAGACGTAACCACTGAATTGTTAAGCGTAGCGAAAAAACTCAATGGCTTTGTGTATGCCTCTTGCGGCACAGCAAAAACCAAAGAAGAAGCAGTGACATACGGTCGCAATTTCTCGCAACGTGAATTAATGCTGATTTTCGGTGATTTCTTATCGTTTAACCCAAACACCAAACAAACCGAAGTGGATTATGCCGTTGTTCGTGCAGCTGCAATGCGTGCATATCAAGACAAAGAATACGGCTGGCATACCTCCATTTCAAACAAAGGTTTAACTGGCGTAACGGGTGTCACTAAGCCCCTTTCTTTCGATATTAACGACAGTGCAACAGACGTGAACTATCTCAACGAACAAGGCATTACTTGTTGTGTCAATCACAATGGCTTTAAGTTCTGGGGATTACGCACTCGTTCGGCAGATAAATTATTTATCTACGAAAACTACACTCGCACAGCACAAGTGTTGAAAGACACCATTGCACAATCCTTTGACTGGGCAATGGATAAAGACATTTCCGTGACTCTTGTGAAAGAAATCGTGGAAGCGATCAATGCAAAATGGCGTGAATATGTGGCGCAAGGTTATTTAATCGGTGGAAAAGCATTTATCAACGCCAACTTAAACACTGCCGCAACCTTGAAAGATGCAAAATTGCTTGTGTCTTATGACTACTGCCCTGTTCCACCGTTAGAACAACTTGGTTTCAACCAATACATTAGCGATGAATACCTTGTGGAATTTGCCGCAAACATTGCAAAAGTAGGAGCGTAAAAAATGGCATTACCTCGTAAACTCAAATTAATGAATTTTTTGGCTGACGGTAATTCTTACCGTGGCCAAGTCACCGAAATCACCCAACCTAAATTAGCAATGAAATTAGAAGCGTATCGCGCAGGTGGCATGATTGGTGAAGTAAAAGTAAATCTGGGCGTAGAACCTTTAGATGTTCAGTTCAAAATGGGCGGTTATATGACCGAACTATTAAAAAAATTCGGCGGCTCGATTGACGGCACGGCATTGCGTTTTGCCGGTGCGTATCAACAAGACGATACAGAAGAAGTCACCTCTATTGAGCTTGTCATGCGCGGTCGTTTTGGAGAAATCGACAACGGCACAAGCAAACCAGGCGATGATACCGAACAAAGCTACACCGTGCCTTTGACTTATTACAAGATCATTGAAAACGGCAAAGACATCATCGAAATTGATTTGCTCAATTCAATTTTTATTGTCGATGGTAACGACCGCTTGGCAGAGCACCGCGCAGCAATCGGCATTTAATTCACACACACCTTGCCCCGAAAGGGGCTTTTATTAAATCCCCCTCCCCTCTTTATAAAAAGAGGGATTTTAAAGGAAACATAAAATGAAAACAGAAAACACTAAAATCATCACTTTAACCAATCCAATTACTCGTGGCGAAAACCAAATCACGGAAATCACTGTCAATAAACCGACTGTGCCCGCATTAAAAGGCTTAAAAATGTTTGATGTGTTGCAAATGGATGTGGACGCATTACAAGTTTTACTTGCACGTGTCACCACCCCTGTTTTGCATAAATCAGACTTTGTCACTATGGAAGTGGCGGACTTCACCGAGCTTGCTGCGGCGGCTGTCGGTTTTTTAGGGAAGAATTCGGAAGCGGAAGCGACCGAATAATGATTGCCGCCACGGTCGAAGATGCCATGGCGGACATTGCACTGATTTTCCATTGGCAACCACAAGCCTTTGAGCAAATGACATTTGCCGAATTAATGACATGGCGAGAAAAAGCAAGGGAACGAAATGAAACAGAAAATGATTGATTATTTATTGAATATGCCACGGCATATTGTATGGCGTGGGATGTTAATCTCACTTGTTGTTTTTTGGTTGCTTGTGATTTTCGGCATTGCATTTCTCTTTCGCTAATTCATCAAGTGCGGTCAGAAATCACGGGATTTTTTGACCGCACTTTTCTTTAGGAATAATTATGGCCACGATTTTAATCTTCTTTTTCTATTTCTTGTCAATTATCACCGCAACAGTTTGCGCCGCGTTTTTGATGTATCACAACATTAATGGTTGGGGTTGGATTATCGCTATCGCCATTGCATTAACATTTATCCAACTACACGTAAAGGAACGCTAGCATGTTTCAAAACTTTGCTTTAGCCGCACTTGGTATGTTCGTTTTTACACGGCAAACCGTGCCTTTCCAAAGCTTAGACCGCACATCAACGTGGCGACATCCAACCAATTCGATTGTGGGCGCAATGCCGAAATCACAATTCACCGGAAAGGAAAGCGAAACCGTGACAATCGGCGGGCGACTTATCCCCGAAATCACGGGTGGCAGATTTTCCATTAAAGCGTTGGAATTAATGGCAGACAGTGGCGGTGCTTTCCCACTGATTGACGGTGCAACCTTTGAGATTATCGGCTTTTTTGTGATTGAAAATATCCAAGAAACCCGCACAGAATTCTTTGGCGATGGCGCACCCCGTGCCATTGACTTCACCATGAACTTAAAACGCACTGACGATCCGATGTTGATTGCCATTGCAGACAGTTTAATGAGTAATCTGTAATGTTAGGCTTAGATTTTAACGACAATCACCGCACACCCGCTTTTAAAGTGGTGATCACCACGAAAGACAACAAACAGCAAGACATCACGCAAGTGGTATCAAGCAGACTAATCAATTTATCTTTAACCGATAATCGCGGCTTAGAAGCGGACACGCTCGACTTAGAATTATCCGATCATGACGGCAAATTGGCTTTACCGCCACGCAATGCCACAATCAGCCTTGCACTTGGTTGGAAAGGTGCGCCGCTGATTGATAAGGGGAAATATTCTGTCGATGAAGTGCAGTTTTCGGGCGGGGCATCATCTGCCGATAAGCTCACCATTCGGGCAAGAGCGGCAGATTTAAAAGGCACGTTCACCGAACAAAAAGAGCGGTCATTTCATAAGAAGAAATTGGGCGAAATCGTCAACGAAATTGCACAAGGAAACAAACTCAAAAGCCAAGTGGCGAAAGAACTTGCAAGCCGATTAATCGACCACATCGACCAAACTAACGAAAGCGACATCAATTTGCTGACACGCCTTGCGGAAGAACACGGGGCAATGTGTACGGTGAAAAATGGTACGTTGCTATTTATGCCATTGGGAAAAGCAAAAACCGCCACAGGGAAAGATATTCCACTGCGTAAAATCACCCGCAAGAATGGCGACAACTACAATTTTTCTATTGCCGAAAGTGAAAACTACAAAGCCGTGCGGGCGTATTGGCACGATACGGACAGCGGCAAACGTGGCGAAATCACGGTGGATGAAAACACCAAGATTGTGAAAAAACAGCGTATGACGAAAGGCAGAACGCTTAAAAACGGCACTGTAAAAGGCAGACGATTAAGCAAACGCAAATACAACGAAATTGAGCAACAAGAACCCATTACAAGTGACAGTTCTCAAATAAAATCATTGCGACATACCTATGCAAGCGAAAAAACCGCCATCACGGCCGCCAAGTCCGCCTTTGATAAGCTGAAACGTGGCGTGGCAACATTTAGCCTTAATCTCGCTTTTGGTGAACCTGATTTAATGCCAGAAACGCCGATTGAGCTTTCAGGCTTTAAAGCCGAAATAGACGCAACAAATTGGTTGATCACAAGAGTAACACACAATCTTTCAGACAGCGGCTTTACCAGTCAAATTGAATGCGAATTGAAAGTCGAAGATGAAGAAGTGGAAGTGAAGAAAGTGAAAAAATAAAGCGGTCGATTGACCGCTATTTAACAACCCGATAGGATTGATCTTTATGAGTTGGCTGCTGTGGAAACGCAAGTTCTAGCATACCTTGTTCTACAAACTCTTTTAGATGTAACCATAAAGCCGATTCTGTTATTCCCAAAAGCTTAGCTAGAGATTTCTTTGTAACAAACTGATCACTACACAAGGTAAATACAAGTTCTTTCAGTTTTTTTCTATTTTTCTTCTTTTTTCTATAAAAATCACTAGGAACAATATTCTTAAGTGATTCCAAAAAGTCGGGATTTAAATCATCTAACTCATTAATAATTATCCGACCATTCTTTATGGTCCGCCCAAGATCATCAAGATCAAAGCTATAATAAACTAATTTATGTTCATTCTTAGCTTCTAAGTTAGCTTCTAAGTTAGCTTCTAAGTTAGCTTCTAAGTTAGCTTCTAAGTTCGTATCTGCAGATAAACTTTCAACATCAAAACTTAATTGCTGATTCAGTGTAACTTCGTGGCGTTTGCCATAAATCTCTTGTAAATCTCCTACATCTACCCAAGGTAAAACATAGAATTTATCTTTTTTCTCTCCTTTACCCAAAAGCAATCTCTTTCTTTCTAAAGCTGGTAAAGCAAGAGTAATGTCTCTGCTATGGTAGTCTTTTTCTAATTTTTCAGAGAGAATAGGATGTTTAATCCATCCTCCATTTAAGGCGGTCAACAACAAAATTTTCTTGTACAAATCATTATCTAAATTTTGATATTGAGCACCTAATCTCAAATGTAGTTGTTGGTTGGCTTGAATAACCGAGCTATCTTGTAACGTTAAAGTTAAAAGTGTTTTTTCTGAATCTGTACTCAACACCGGTGTAGTCAATAACTCCTTCCGATAATTTAAAAAGATAGTCTCAATTCCTTTCCCTTCCCTTTCACAAAGACCTATTCGGCGAAACATATTATGTAAGGTTGCATTTCGACATATAGATTTTTTACCACTTTGAGCTTCTAGAATACTCACTAACATAACACCTGGATTTTCAAAATTTAACGTATTTGATGTTTGTGATACTTTGAGTGTTACTCTGTCATTCAAATAATCTGAATGTGTAAGCATATTAATAAAAGCTTCACGTAATGCACCAGTTATCAAGTTGTCCTCGCTTCTTGTTAGCTGATCTAACGCAAAATGTTTATTTTTAGCAAGGTCAGATAATTTTGGTGCAACTTTTAAATAAAATTCAAATAAGTTTCCTTCCTCTAGCTCATCACATGTGATTCGATCATCGTATCGGTGATCGGTTTCTTTTGATTTATACTCTAACAAATAATGAGGAAGTAAAGACCTAATAATATCTAATTTTCCAAACATTAATAAGCCGGCATAAGTTAAACCACTTTTCCCGGTTTTAAGATCTATTTGATAACCATTTATTTTCTTTAATAATGATAAGTCATCTAGAGCAAGTAATGGACTTGTTGAATTGTAATTTTTAATATATTGACGATATTTATCTAACGTAGGTAAATGAATTTCCGAAATTGATGTGTTAGGAATAACTTTATTGTCTTGATTTATTTTAGTATAGCTAGAAAGAAAGTTTTTTAATTCTGCAGGAGATAGTTTATGATCACCTGTATTTAAACGAACGTAAGCATTTGTAATGTCCCCATTCAAATAAACTGGAATAGAATTGTTTTCCGCTTTTTGAACATAAATAGCAATTACACTCTTTTCTGCAAAAATATCATTCTCATAAAGTACACAATCATCATTTAAATAATGACAGCTCACCTTTTGTCCACCACGAGCTTGAGAATATAGATCATCTACAATTTTGCGAGCGTCGCTTACACCGGTAATACAAAATTCTCCGTCTTTTTTTTCAGTAATACCAAGTAAAATAAATCCACCTTGTGTATTCGAAAAGGCACTAAAGGACTTCCAAAAATCTTTAGGTAAACTATTCGCTGCAGCTTTACATTCTAGATTAGCTTTTTCCTGAATTTTTTTAGTGTCAGCTAAGAAATCTTTTATATCATCCCAATTTAACATTTATCGTTCTAACTCAATACTTAAAAAATTATTACTATCCACTACCTACACACATTCTCACACGGCACGCCATCGTGGTCACGGTCCAATCGGCTTTCACCACATTCGTTTAAATGGAATTTAGCTTCAGCGCAAGAACTCATCTCTTTGCAATATTTACTATCAGCACAACTAAACTGTTCCGAATCCGCTTTCTTACTTTTTGCCAACACTGGGTGGGATATCACGAAAAGTGCGGTTAAAATTAAGAGAAGTTTTTTCATTTTTGGGTTCCTCGGGTCGTTAGTTTTACAAATCTTTCGGTTTCAATTCCACCGCTTTAATAAACTTCCCAATAATCTTGGCGGTGTCGAATAAGTCTTCTGTGATTTCAAAAGGGTGATAAAGCGGGTTGTCGCTTAATGCCATAATCACCCCAGTCGGTAGGCGTTGCAGGCGTTTTATGTAGGTTTCGCCATTTAAGTTGAACGAATACACGCCCTCGCCAATATATTCTTTTACGTTGGTGTCGATAAATACGATGTCGTTTTGCGTAATGGTTGGGGCCATGCTATCTGTTGGCACTTTAAACATGTAAACGCCATCGGTCGTTGTTCTGCCTAATATCTGTTTTACGCCCTCATGCGTAAAGAAAATAGACGATATAACATCAGGATATTCAAGATTAATAATTCCCGAACTGTGCGCTGCCAATTCCGCATCCAATAAATCTACACGTAGAGTGTGATCATCGTCTTTTTGCATGCTCATTGAACTTATTTGGGAGGTCGGTTCCATTGGACCTTTACCTGTTTTTAACCAATGCGGATTAACTCCAAGCGCGGTAGAAATTTCAAGAATTTTTTTCGGGTTGCTGATATCCCCTTTCAAAATTTGACCTATGGCTTGTTGAGAAACACCAACCTGATCAGCTAAAGATTGTTGAGATAGGGCATTGAAATCCATCATGTATTTCACTCTTGCTGCTAATGTTTCTAATTTCATAGTTTAATCACTCCGCTACATGAATTATTGAATTCAATTCTACAATTAAACTTGTTATTTTCAAGGTAAAAAAACTTGTTGCATAGCAACAAGTAAAGTAGTATATTTGTACTTATTAGGTAAGTTTACTTGTGAGGATGGATGAATAAAGCTATTGAGAAAGCCATTTCAGGTATTGGCTCACAGCAAATACTGGCGAAACAATGTGGCGTAAGCCAACAAACGGTTAGTTTATGGCTTAACGGCGGAA